GCGCCGTTCACTTACGAGAATAGCGGCAACAAGGGCGTCTCGTTCTACCTGCATCACGTTCAGATCGTGCGCTCAGAGGGGCTCAAGCGGCTCGATGGTCGTAAGGCCGCCAAGGACGCCTTCGACGACGAGTACGATGACGACGACGAAATCTGATCTCGAAAGGGGGCGCGGGGAAACTCGCGCCCTATTTGTTTCATGCCAGAGATCGCGCATGTGGACTTCGAGACCGCAAGCCTCGCCGATCTCAGCAAGATTGGCGCGTACAAGTACGCCCGCCATCCATCGACCCGCATCCTCTGCTTTGCCTGGGCAATCGATGACGACGAGCCCGTCCTTTGGTTCCCGCGCTATAGCGACGCGCCGCGAGACTTAAAAGACGTCGTCGCGGCGGGGTGCGAAATTCACGCCTGGAACGCCGCGTTCGAGTTCAACATCTGGAACACGGTCGGGGCGCAATTCGGTCTGCCGCCGCTGCCGATCGAGCGTTTCCACTGCTCGATGGCGCGGGCGACCTATTGGGGCGTGCCGCCAAAACTCGAGCACGCAGCGCATGTCGTCGGCACCAATGTGCGCAAGGACATCGAGGGCGGCAAGTTGATGCGGCAAATGATGAGGCCGCGCAAACACCGCAAGGATGAAGACCCGACCGTCATCCGCTGGTGGGACGACGAAGATCCCGACAAGCTCATCCGCCTCGGCGACTATTGCGCCCAGGACGTGCGCACCGAACGCGCCATCGTCCGCCGACTTAAACCAATGCCGATGACCGAGCGCCAGGTCTGGCTGCTCGATCAGCGCATGAACATGCGCGGCCTGCGCCTCGACCTCAACGCGGTCGAGCGCATGAGCTTGATCGTCAATCAGGAACTTCGCCGCCTCGGGATCGCGCTCGCCGAGCTAACTGACGGCGAAATAACCAGCACCACGCAGACGGCCCGGATCGTCAAATACCTATTCGCTCAGGGCGTCGCGATCGATAGTGTCGCCAAAAACGTCCTGCCGCTGGTCCTGGCCGAGCCGCTGACCAACACGCAGCGCACGATCCTGATGCTCTACCAGGAAGGCGCGAAGACCTCGACCGCCAAGCTCACCGCAATGCGCAACTATCTCGATGATGACGGGCGCGTCCGCTACCTGGTGCAGTACGGCGGCGCGCTGCGCACATTGCGCTGGGCCGGGCGCGGGCCACAGATCCAGAACTATCCCAGGCCGACCAAGCTTTACGATCTCAAGTGGGCGATCGACGACGTCGTGCGCGGCGTCGACGCTGACGGGATCAGGCTCGTGCATGGTGAGCCGATGGACGTCGTGTCGCAATGCCTCCGCGGCAGCTACATCCCGGCTGATGGGCATGCGTTCGCCGTCTGCGACTATTCGGCGATCGAGGCCCGCGTCGTCGCCTGGCTCGCCGGTCAAGAGGACGTCCTCAATGTCTTCCGTTCGGGCCAGGACATCTATGTCGTCGCCGCGGCCGGTGTCGGGTCTGGCAGCCGCATGCTCGGCAAGGTGATCATTCTGGCGTGTGGCTACGGCATGGGCTGGCGGCGCTTCCAGGCGACCGCCGCGGCCTTCGGCATTGTCCTGACTGAAGAGGGGGCCAAAGACGCCGTCTACGGCTGGCGCGAGAACAATGACTGCATCAAGGGGCTTTGGTACGAAGTCGACAGCGTCGTGCGCATCGTGCTCAGCGAGCACGTCGTCGATCGCTGGATGCCCGCCGGGCCGAAGCTCGCATTTCGCATGGGCAGGGACGGCACGCCGTTTCACGGCGCGATGCTGATGCGCCTGCCGAGCGGTCGGCCGATCGTCTACCGCAATGCCTCGATCGACACGATCATCAACGACGAGGACGGCGCGAGCGACGAAGAGGAAGTGATCCGTTACGACGGCCTCGACTTCTCCAAGAAGTGGTCTCGCGTCCGCACCTGGGGCGGCAAGTTGGTCGAAAACGCCACCCAGGCGATGGCGCGCGATCTTCTCGCCGACGCCATGCTCAGGCTCGACGACTGCGATGATCTCGACGTCACCGTGCATGACGAGCTGATCGCCGAGCCGTTGATCGAACGCGCGCAGGCGCGCCTCCAACAAATGAAGCGCGTGATGTCGACGCCGCCGGATTGGGCGCACGGTTTACCGCTCGCAGCCGAAGGCGCGGTGATGATGCGGTACGGCAAATGAGCATCTCCCGTGACAAGCTCCGCGCAATTATCAACCTGCTCAGTGACGAGAGGCAGGCGCACGCTGCGGCCTATCGGCTTGCGCAGGAGGCCAAAGAACGCGGTGTGCTGGTTTCGGATCTCATTGCGGAGGTTCTCGCGCCTGCGTCCGCTACAGCTTCCGCCACGGCGTCCGCGCCGCCGTTCAGCGATATCGACGACGGCATTTCGGCGTTCGGAAAAAAGGTCAATCCGTTGGCTTACGGATTGCGCACAACGATCAACCGCGAGACGGAAAAAGCGTGGCTCGTTGAGTGGCTTGACGGCAGCGAAATCTGGTTGCCGAAATCGCAGTGCTCGCATCGCGGTGAGGACGCGCAGGGGCGCTCGATCCTGATCATTCCGATGTGGTTGCTGAACACCAAAGCCTTAAAAGTTTAAGAACCACCGGGAGGGCGCGCGGATGCCAAAGCACGTCGACTACGTCAAAAATTATAGCGCCAACCTGGTTCCGGTCATTCCCTACAACGTAACGCTGTCACCCCGCTCACGCCTCAAGCCTGAACACCTCGGCAAGATCCCCGGTCGCAAAGTGACCGATGGCTGGGTCGGCATGCCCTGGCGCGACCTCGGCGAGGTCACGCTCAAGCAGGCTCAAGCCTGGGACGAGATGGGCGCGGGCATCGGCAAGCGCACCGGTCTCAACGGCGTATTCGCGAACGACGTCGACCTGACGGTCAGGGCCGACGCCGAGCGCGTCCTGACGCTGGCCCGGCAACATTTTGGCGACAAGCTCGCGGTCAGGCGCGTCGATCACCCCGAGCACACCAAGCTCCTGATCTGCGCCAGGATGATCGGCGAGATGCCGCGCTCGTTCGACTTTCGCCTGACCAATGGCGTGGTGCAGTTCCTGGGGCCGGGCCGGTATTTCAACGTCCATGGCGTCCACCCCGGCAGGCGCAAGCCTTACGTGTGGGAGAATGACCCGGCGCACGTCCCGCTGGTCTTGGTCAGCCGTCAAAACTTCGATCGCTTCTGGGAGGCGGTCCACCAGGAGTTCGCCGCCGAGCGCGCCATGCGCGTGCATTCGGCGCGCGAAACAACCCGCGAGCCCGAGACGTGTTCGCCGGAAGAATTGGAAGCGTTGGTCGCCGAGATCCCCAACGACGAGGAGTTCGAAAGTTACGACATGTTCATCGCCTTTGGTTCGGCGGTCTATGGCGCGAGCAGAGGCCAGGAATGGGGCCGCGCAATCTTCGCTGAGTGGTGCGACCAGGTCGAGCAAGGCGACCCCGAGAAGCCCGACCGTTTCTGGAACACAATGACCAAGGCGCGCATCGGCGCTGAGATGCTGCGCCGGTGGGCCAACAAACGCAATCCGCAGGGCATGGCGAAGCGCGCCTTCGTCGATCCGCCGATCGAGCCAGAGGCGATCGAGGCTGCCGATGAGGACGCCGACGCCGCCAAGGCGTTTTTAGAGAACTACTGCCTGGTCGGCGGGTCGGAATTTTATAGCCTGCCGCCGCGTCAGCCTTATGCGCCGCCCGCCTTCAATCTGATGCACGCCAGGATCGAGAAAAGTTTGCGCCGTCACTTCGGCGTCAAACGCGATCCGCTCGCGCTGATCTTCGCCCGCAGGAGCCCCAACCAATTTGAGGCTGTCACGCATCGGCCAGGCAAGCCCCGCGTTGTCGAGATTAAGGGCGCACGTTTTCTCAATCTCTGGTCGCCGCCAGAACGCCCTTGGAAGGGCAAACCAATCGACCTGACGGTGATCGAGGCTTACCGCGATCTCGTCGCCTTCGTGCTCGGGTCCGACGATGAAGCGCGTTTGTGGCTCCTTTGGCACGCCTATCTGTTGCAGCATCCCGATTGGGCTCCAGGCTGGCAGTGGCTCGTTCAGACTGACCAGGGTCTGGGCAAAGACCTGATCCTGCGACCGCTCGGTCGGGCGCATGGCGATGACTTCATTAACGCTTCACCGTCGATGTTGACCTCGATCTATAACACTTACGCCGAGAAGCATTTAATCGGCGTCAGCGAGATGCGTGAACAAGGGCGATCAGACGCCTACACGACACTCAAGACGATCACCAGCGGCACCCCCGAAATCCAAATTCACCCTAAGTACCGCAACCCCTACCGCGCGCCCAACGTCGCAGGCTTCGTCATTTTCTCAAACGAAACATATCCGATCCGCATCGCCCACGACGATCGCCGTTTCCGAGTCGTCTCGAATTTTAAGCAAAGACCACAGACATCTGAATTTTACACCAAGATGGTCAAGCTGCTCGATCAGCATTGGGCCATGCTCGCCGAATATCTCATTGGTCTAGAGATCAGCGACGTCGACCTCGACATGCTGCAAGGCAATGCGCCCACGTCAAAAGCCAAGGCGTCAATGGCTGAAGAGGCGTGGGAGCGCATCTATCTCGACATCGTCGGCGACATTGAGAGCGACACGCCGCCACCAGGCTACCTGCCAATCGCCACGACGACAGACCTGATCAAATGGCTCAAGGCGCTCGAACTCCCGCACGCCGACCTACCGAACCGGCGAGAGTTCCCCGCCGAACTCTACCGCCTCGGCGCTCGCCCGTTAAACCCGGAGCATAACGACCCGAGAAGGGCGGGCTCGATCATGGGCATGCGGCTGTGGCGCATCGCCCGCACCTGGCGCGACCAGAAGGGCGTCGAGTGGGACATCGGGGCGATCAGTCCGACCAGGCTCGCCCGGCTCTATCTCGACCGCGCAATGCCGCCGCCCGACCTCAAGGACGTCGGCGACGAGGACGTCGTCTGATGCGTACCGGAGAATTGATCAACATCGCGCGCGAGGAGATCGCCCGAGTCGGCGGCGTCATCGACTGGGCGCGCACCAGCCGCCACGAGCTGATCTATTGGTCGGTGGGCGAGCGCAAGTTCATGACCCCGGTGCCACGCATCGGCGGCGGCCCTCGCGCCGCCTACAATCTGCGCGGCCAAATACGACGAAAGGCCCGAGCATGAAATGGCTCCAGAATTGGTGGCGCGCCCGGCAGCGGCGGATCGACCTCGAAATTTTGTGGCCAGCCTGCAAAGAGAAAGCCGCCGATCTCGATCGCGCCAAGGCGGCCTTCGCTTGGCACGCCTTCAATGACCCGGCATGGCTGGCGCTCGGGCGTGAGGAGATTATCCGCTTCATCGACGACGACCTGGAGTGAGCGCGCAGAAGGCCGCAGGAAAACGCAGGACGTGAAAAATCAGTGGTTTAGCTGGGCCAAATCCGCAGGATTTCGGCTTGAAATGCCCACACTACGCACAACACTAACACCCTTTGTTCACGGCAGACGCCCGGATTTCCTAGGGTTTTCGTGTCGGGCGGTGTTGATGAGGGCAGTTCAAATAACATTGTTCGCATCCGCCGCCGAAATCGCGGCCGCGGCGTAGAAAAGTTAATGATTTCAGTGGGCTAAGAGGTGTCGGCCAACACCGTCATTTTTGACCGAAACGCAGGATTTCTGCGAGAGGCGTGGCTCAATGCAGGGACTTTAACCGGCCTTCTACCGGACCTCTCAAGACCCCTTTGCCGTCTATTGCTTCGACTTTGGGCTGACGTGAACCTTGGTATCGGGGCCGAAACCCCCGGTCATCATGTCAGCCATATGGGCTTCCGTCTCGCCGCTGAAGATCAGCACGTCGAACGGCAAGCCCGTCTCCTTTCCATCGATGGTGATGAAGGTGTCCAGCGGCTGCGCGCGAAAGCGGTCGAGGTTGCCGAAGCTCAGGCCGATGAACAGGGTGTCGTGGCCCTTAAACTTGCCGGTGGCTTTGATCATTTACTTCCCCAAAAAGTGGACGAGGACGCCGCCCACAGCGGCACCGGCGACGAACACGGCTGCACCCGCCGACGTCGCCTGGATGAGCAGGCGCGGTCCCTCGAACGCCTTCATCTGCCGCACCTGCTCGGATCTCGCCTCGATGTCGAGGAGGAGCAGATCCCATTGGGCGCGCTGACGCTGTTCGTCTGACGGGATCGCGGCGGGCATTTGTAACCTCCTCAGTTGGCGCTTATATCACAAAGCCCAACCATAGGACACCTTGAGAAACTCTTAACCCAACACCGGCCCCGGTTCCACTGGCGTCACGCTAGGCACCGACCTGACGTGGACGACGCCGCCGCTCACCCGGCGGTCGCCGGGATCAGGAACCAGCACCGGGCCAATCTCCTCGATCGTGAACGGCACCGGCGTCATCCGGTAGACGTGGCCGGTGTCGCTGAACATATAAATTGACTCCTGCAGTGCGCACACCACAACAAGCTGTCCGTCAAGAATTGCAGTCATGTTTTTATTCCTTTAATCTGACAAGGCCACGCAACGCATGGCTAGGTATGGCGCGGCCCGGCTCGGCAGGGTGGGGCCACGCGCGGCAAAGCACGGCAAACGTACCCTGCGCGCTCACCTTACGACGCGCAGGGACTCTCTTCAGGCGCTGCCACCTCCGAACAGGTTCTTGAGCCAATCCAGGTTGCCAGTGGTGTAGATTGGCGCGCCGCGGTTGGCGTTCATCCCCGAGCCCGGCGAATAGATGCCGGGCATCCCACCTGCCACTGGGTTCGCCACCGGGCTAGGAGCCCCGCCCAGGCCCGCCGGGCGTGGTGGAGGCAATGGCGGCCACCAGGGCGGCGTTTGGGCTCCTGGGGCTCCTGAACCCGCCTGTTGTGGGAGGCCCGGCGACGGTCTGGCCGCCTGACCCCGAAATGGGTTCACCGGCGGCGTCGGCATCGACATCGGTGTTCGAGCCGAAAACGGCGTCGACAGCGTCATGTCGGCGGTCGGTTCGACCGTGCCAACCGGGTCGGCGGGCATCGCACCCGGCAGCTGCATCGGCGGCCCAGGCTTGGTCGGGTCGGGCATCATCTTGCCGCTTCTGTTGACCGCCATCTCAAGGCCCCTGGTTAGCGACGAGGGTAGGATTGTAGCCTGGACCCGCAGGCCCGGTGCCGACAAACCGCTGACCGCCGATCGTCACGTCGTTTGCCTGGGCGAGCGGCGCAGCCCACGGCGGCGGACGGCGGCCGGGCATCGAGGCTGGCGCGTAATAGTGGGTCGCGCCACCGGTTGGGTCGGGGATCAGCCCGGCCGACACCTTGTCGACCAGGTCGCCGATCTGAGCGTATTGCGGCGAGTCCGGCGTGAGGCTGTGCGCGACCTTGCTGCTTTCGGGCAGGCCAGGCGGGTTCCACACCGAAAACTGATGGTACTGCGAGCCCGGCTTGACCGGCTGGTTGACGACGCCATAGACCCCATCGCCATAGCCGCCACTGGCGACCCGGTTCAAGATGACCTGGGCGACCCCCGCCTGGCCGAGCGGCGGTTGGTTGCCAGCTTCACCGGCAATGGTTTTGATCATCGCGTCGCGGTCCTGCGGCGACAGCGTGCCCTGAGCGCCGCCAGGCGGCGCGGCGAATTGATTGGGCGTCGGCATGGCGTTCGGCGGCCATGAATTGGCGGCGATCTGGCCAAGCGCCTGCGGGACTGTTGGGTCAGCCATGGGTTCACCCGAACAGACGATTGATTAACCCGGTGACCAAGTCAGGTGGTCGCGGTGGCGGCATTGGCGGGTTCCTGAGATCCATTTGCCCAACGCGAAACGGATTGACCGGCGGCAGCGGCGCGTTGTTCGCCGCCGTCTGCGCTGGCGCTGGCCACGGGAGCGGAGTGTTCCGGTCGATTGGCGTCGTCGCGCCGTCATCCTGAACGGTCGCAGGCGCGGGGGCCGGTGCCGCGGCCGGTGCTGGTGCGGGTGCCGGTGCTGGCGCAGCCGCAGGCGCTGGCGCGCCTGGCGCAGCCGCGCCCCCTCCACCCAGATTGAGGCTGGTGAACATCTGCGGCCTCGGGCCGCCCTGCGTCGTCGTGCCAGTGTTGAGTTGGAACTTGGCGTTGGGATCGGGAACGCCAAGCGCGGGAGGTGCAGGGGCCGAAGCTCCAACGCCTGGCAACGGCGAGGACGAATACGGAGCCTCCATTGGCGTTGGCGGTGACGGCGCAGCCGCCGGTGCGGTGGCGCTATAGCCATAGGCTGCCGGTGGCGGCACGTCGCCCGCCCCAAGCCCGTGGCTCATGGCGTTGGGGATCAGAGCGCGCTGCGCGGGCGTCAGGCCGTTTGCCCAGTCGCCGCCGCCCATCGGCACGTCGCCGATGTCGAAGTGCATGAGGTCGGTCGCGCCATAGACGCCGCCAGGTCCAGTCTTGCCGCCGAAATAGCCGCCCCAGCGGATCGGCGTGCCGCCATTGCTGGCGTTCAATTGGTGGACCCTCTGCGCGAACTCCTCGTAAGTGCGAAAGTTGGCCTCGTTCTGGTAATTCTCCAGGGGCTTGCCGCTCGGGTCGATCAACTGGATGTCGAGCGCCTTTCCTTGGCCGTGGAAGCGCGGATCGCCTGCGCGGAAGCCTGACGTCATCTGCGCCGACCAGCCTGGCGGTAGGTACTGGGTCGCCTGCTTGACCGTATCGAGCAGGGTCGGATCGACGCCCTGCGTCACCACGTTCGGCGCGACCGAAAACCTGACCTGGCCGGGAGCCGTCTCGGGCGGTTTATAACTGGTCAACGCGGTGCCGCCGGTCGAGGCTGGGGTCAGCGGCACGGTCATAAAAACATGGTCGCCGATCTGGCGCACGTTGTTGCCTTGGTTCGCCCATTGCGGCGTGCCCTCGACCGCTTTCGGATTGAAGAAGTGCGTCGCGCCGCCGGTGTTATCGGCGTCGCCGGTGTCGAAGACGTTGTCGACCACCTGACCGATGCGCTGGTAGATCGGACTATTGGGGTTCGCGGCGCGGGCCAGGTCGCCAGCGGCGTTGCCGGGATTGTAAGTCGAGAATTGCTTGGGCGCGTAGACGACGCGCCCGATCGCGCCCTGCGTCGGCCCCCAGGCTCCGCTGTCGACGCGGTTCTTGATCACATGCGCGACCGCGCGCCAGCCGTCAATGCCCTGGTTCCCGGCTTCGCCGAGCACCGTTCTAACCACTTGATCACGGGCTTGAGGGGTAATTGACATTATTTCATCGGTGTTGGTCGCATGTTGACTTTCGACCAACTATGTAAAAGGAGTAACGAGGCCAAGCGTGGCATAGCCGGGCACTCCCTGGCATGGTGGCGCGAGGCGCGGCGCAACAACGCCAGGCGGTGCGTGGCGAGGCGGCGCGAAGTACGGCATGGTGTGGCACGGCAAGGGAAGGCGGCTTCGGCCGCCTTCAGCCATTTCTGGAGAGATCGACATTAGTCACCTCTGTTGGTTGTAAGTTGGCGTTTGGCCAACTATATGTTCGAACGCCACCGGAGCCACGCTCAAATGACCCAACAAATTGTCATCGATATTCCTGCCTCGCTCGCGACCGTACTGCCGTCGACGGAAACTCTTATCCACGTCGGCACGAATTTGGCTGTCGCGGCTGTGATCGCCATCGTTTTCTTCGGCGCATGCGCGATCCTTGTCGGGTTCGCTTCGGTAGGCCAACGACGTCGAGAACGGATCGCCAAAGAAAAGCGGAACCACGAAAATCTCGCTCGCCATGCTGCTCGATATAAAACCGAAGTGATCGACCGTTTGCGGCAGAGCACTACCTTCACCTTGGCCCACCAGCCTGCCTACCAGAGAGCACTCAACGAATTGCTGGCTGAAGGCCGGGTCCAGAAGATTGACGATTTTGGTCACTATCGTGTGCTCGCCGGGGATTGAGTGAGGTATTTCAAGATCGACGGGATCGTGTTCACGCCGCTCGTAACCGCGCGAGCGCCAGCGCCGACGCCCTGACGCAAAGCTTCCATCGGATCGACGCCGCCGGAGATCGTTCCTAGACCGGCATGCGTAGCCAATTGCGACGTGAGATCCGATATCGGTCGGCTGCGGTTGGCCATAGCGCGGATGAAATCTGGATCATGCGTGGCGCTGACCAGTAACGCCGTCAACGGCGAAAGCGCCGCCACGCCTGGGTTCACCACAGCTGAAGCTGCGCCAAGATAAGGGGCTGCGCCAACAATGCTGCCGATCATCCTGCGCAAACCGCCCTGTTCCATCGGTTCGCTGGTGCGTGAGCCCGCCTCGGCGGCGTTCTCCAGGTTCTGGCGGGCTTCCGGCCCGGCCTTCTGCTCGACATAGGTCAGGATGTCAGGGTCGACGCGAGACTGCACGCCTTCACCAAACGTGGACGGCTGAAAGTTTTGCGTGCCTTTGGCGTTCTTCGGCCGCCCTTGCGCTGCGATCGTCTCGGCGACGGCGCTGCGTGCTGGCTGATCGCCAAGACCCTGCTCGATCTGAGTGATCGGCGCAGTGCCCCCTTTGCCGGTGCCCTCGACAGCGTTGCTGAGCGTCTTGGCGACTTGCTTGCCGCCAGGTGATGGATCAAACCCGGTGCGGTCGGGCGTCAGCACGCCGCCAATGCTCGCCAGGTTGCGTTTCATCGCGCCCTGCACCGTCCAACCTGCGTCGTTCTGTCGCCATTGCGCGCCAAGATCGGGACTGACGCTGTCGGCCGTGGCCGCCATCCTTTCGGTCATGGCGTCCTTGATCGGGCTCAGAGCACGGGCAAGCGTGTTCCGAATGCTCGGGTCGCCAGTCGACGGCGCGGCGAGATTGTCGAGGTACTGACCAAACGTTGAACGCTCGTTCTTCAACGCGCCATAAGCGATCTTGCCATCGGAGCCGATCGACTTGTCCAGATTGTCCAGCACGTTCTGAGCTTGCGCCCTGACGGTTTCGCCGACCGTGTTGTCTTGGGCGAGTTGCGCAGCGGTATTTCGCAACGGCGCAGCGTCAACCCGCGTGCCTAAGCCGATCTGGCTCTCGATGGCGTTCGACTCGTCCATCAGTCGATGTTCTTCATTCATGATGGCGTCGCGCGACTGGTTCGCCAGGGCCGAGCCTTCGGCGCGCAAGCTCGATGGACCGGCTTGCATGACCGGCGTCGTGCCAGGGTCAAGCTTGGTCAGGGCAGCGTCCGCCGTCCTGGCGATGGCGCTCCTCTGGGCGTTAGCGGCGCTATCGGCACCAGTGCCGGAAAACGGGATCGCGCCACCGCCGCTGATGAACCGGGCAATGCTGCTTGTCGGGTCGGCGACATCCTTGAATGTCGGCACGGTGCTGACAGTCGAGCCTTCCGGCGGCAGCAAGTCTTTATTGACGTCGAAGGTTTCGCCTGCGTCGGGTTTCGCCCCGACGACTTTCGGCACGAAAGGCGTTGCAACACGCGACGCGGCGGTCGAAGCGTTTGCGCCGACCATGCCAGCGATTGCTGTGGCGACTGGACCCCAGCCATGCGCCTCCGCGTATTTTTGCGCCTCACCGGAAACGAACCAATCGGCGGCGTTGCCCGCCTCCGTTCGACCCAAGGTCATAACCTTGTTGAACGCCCCCGGCGCTTCACTAACGCGCGTCGCCGTGTTGGCGTTGGGAAACAAAAACGGCAGGATCGACTCGGCGGTTTTCGAAGCTGTCGACTGATCGGGCGGCGCGCTGATCCCTAGCTTGTCGATGAGCGCCTCACTCGGCGTCGGCAATTGCGGTGGCGCAGTGGAGAGCGGAAAGCGCGCGTCTGAGCCAACGCCTCCAGTCTTAGACGCGACAGCCTGCGGCGTGCTCGTATCGTAAGCGCCGGTGTTGATGTCATAGGTTCCCCCCTCATCGCCGGTCACCGCAGCATTAGCCGCAGAGTTCATCACCGTGGTCGCCAGGTTAGGAACCGCCGAAAGAACCCGAACGCCGGTGCGCGCGACAGGACCAACAGCACGATCGGCCGCCTCCATGGTTGGGTTGCCCTGCAAGACGCCGGAAGGCATGTGCAAGAGCGCGGGAAGCGACCAACGTCCGTCGCTCGACCCCCCGCTCGTTGACGCATCGGTGTCTGGGGCCGCGAGATGCTGTCTGACCGCATCGTCCATCTGGTCTTGCGGCATGCCGTCAGGAAAATCGATCGAGTCGCCATTCGGCAGTTCGACATGCTGGGTCACGGGATCGGCTCCGTCTTATGGGTCGCCGGGTTCCAACGAAATCGCTTCGGTGCGGGCGCTGGCGCTGGCGCGGGAGCGGGTGCGGGCGCAGGTGCGGGCGGCGCGGGGGCAGGCGTAGGCGCAGGCGCGGGCTCGCCCTCACCTCCTTGCCGTATCTTCATGCCCGCGTTGGCGTAGGCCGCGCCCTCTGCGGCGGCGTTCTGACCTTTCGCCTGCAGGAGCGTGTTAAACGCTCCTGGCGACGGAGCCTTGAGATATTCGAGCGCCGCTTGCCCATCTTTAGTCTGCCGATCCAACGTGGTCATCAAAGCTGCGAGCGCACTCCTGAACCGTGCGGGCTCGGCTTCAGGGTCAGGGAACTGCGACATGATCTGATCGATGCCACCCCTGAACATCGGCTGACCCTGGCTGTCGCGCAGGTTGACCACCATCCCGGCGAACATCGATCGGATTTGCTTTTTGACATCACCCCCTGATGTCAGCCGGGTCAGATCCATGCCCGTCACGTCCGACAGCTTCTTCAACGCCTCACTACTCAAGATGCCAGTCGGATTGTCTTGAGTTGGCGCGAGGTATTGATCGTAAAGCGCCAAAACTTGTTTGGCCTTGCCGAGATTGGCGCTCGCCGCCGCGCCGTCCTCGACGTCCTTCTTCGCTTCCGCCGGGTCGGCTGCGCCGCCGGTCTTCTCCACCGTCGAGCCGTAGTCGGACCCGCCGCCGATCGTCGGGCTGCCGGGTTGCCCGGTGGTGTTGATGACGGTGCCGGGGCTGAGCGGCGTCGTCGAGCGCGTAGCGATCGCCTGGTCAGTGTTGCCTGGACCTCGCGTCTGCGCCTGGCCGGTGTTGATCGTCGTCTTCAACGCATCCGGCGACATGCGCCCGGCCATGATCTCGTTGGCGACGAACTTCTGATAGGGCGTGAAGCCCGACGTATTGAGCACCGTGCGCCCGCTCGGCCCCGCGCTCGCCTGGCCAGCGTTAATGCCGCCACTGACGCCCGGCGGCTGCGCCAAGCTCGCGACTGCGCCGGGAACACCGCCGTCGCTACCATCAGGCGGCACAGCGTTAGCCCCGAAGGTCGACAATATCCCCGGCGCGGCAGCTGCAGACTGCTCGGCGGCGGGCACCTGATCCGACAGTTGACGGTTCTGCCAGTCAGCCTGCTCGGACTGGAGCTTGATGAGCGCAGCTCGCGCTTGGTTCTCAGGCGAAAATGCGCTCGCCAATCCGCCAAGTGCGTTGCCTAACGCGGAACTGGTCGCGCCACCGTCATTGATGTAAATCCCTGGCATGATATGTTGTACCTATTTTACCTTTGCCAATTTACAGCCTATAAAGATGGCGCGCGGCAGGGTCCGGCCCGGCAGCGCGCGGCTTGGCCCAGCAGGGTGCGGCCTAGCGCGGTACGGCAACGCAAGGGAGGCGGCTTCGGCCGCCTCAACCATTTCAATCAACACTCGCATCTCAGACCGTCCCTGCCTTCAATTTCGAGCCGAACGCATTGCCCGCCATCTGGCCAAGTGTGCTGGCGATCGTCCCGGCGATGTTCGAGCCTTGCGCGTATTGCACTGGCTGAATTTGCTGAGTGACGCCGAGCGTCTTGGCAATGCCGCCGCGGATGTCGCTTTGCAGGGCGATATTCTGATTGCCTTGCGTGATCGCGTTGCTGGCGACCTGGCCCATGTCGCCCTGACCGCTGCCGTAAGAAGTCAGGCCCGCCAGCGCGGTGATGCGCCCTTGCGCTTCGCGAGCGGCATTGGTGACCCGCGAAGCCATGTCCGTCGTGACGCCGGGGTCGGTGCCCGCGCCTCCCTGGCCCGCCAGCATCTTGACGTTCTGGTTGGGATCTGCGCCACCGCCTGCCTCGAACTGTTGAGTGAGGTTCGTGGCTTGCGTCGCCTGGGTCGCCTGCTCACTCGTCGGGTTAACCGTCTGTTGGGTCGTCTGCATCGCCGTCACGGCCTTTTGGCGCGCGGCTTCGTCATCGGCGGCGGCCTTTTGCGACGCCGCTTGCTGAGTGGCGACCCAGTCGCTGTTGGCCTGGTTCTGGGCGTTGACCGTCGCTTGCTGACCCATGTAATTGACGCCAGCGGAAGCGGCGCTGACGGCGGCAAGGCCAAGGGTAAGGGGGTCACACATGGCCGCTCAGGAATAGTTGGATTTCACGCCACTATTGGCGTTGGCGCTCGCTGGCGTCGGACCAGTCGCAATCCCCGTGTACGGGGTGCCGGTGTAAGCTGAATAGGGGCTCAGATAACTCGACGCCGCCGCGCCCGCCGCCGTGAGCGCCGGAGTGAACAAGGCCGCCGCTGGGGTCAAGGTCGGCGTCGCCAGCTTGGTGGCGTTGGCGGCGCTTTGCGCCAGGTTCGCGGTCAAGGTCGGATCTTCGGTCGAATAAAGCTGATTGATCAGATCCTGCTTTTGACCTTGCACCGACGACTGCAATTGCCCGACCGCATTGTTGGCGTTGGCCTGGATCGTCGCTCGGGCGTTGGCGTCGTTGTAGGCGAGGTCGCCTGCCTTGTCGGCGGCGGTGCTCGAGTTGAGCGTCCCGGCCCGCGCCAGGTTGTAGGTGAGATCGCGCTGCGCCTCAGAATATTGCCTGGCTTCGTCGGGCATGTAGTAGTTCAAATAAGCGTTCTTGTAATTGTTATAAAAATCATCGCCGAAGCCGCCAGTCGTCTGCCCAGTCGGCGTTTGCGTCGTGTACGAGATCGGCTGGCCTTTAGAGTAAGTCTTGCCATCCGGCCCTTGGACTGTCGTCGCACTGGTGGCCGTATATCCAGTCGGAAGGCTGGCGTCGGAATAAGTCGTCCCAAACCCGGCGGCGGGCTGACCGGCAACGTACGGCGTGTAGCCGCGGGCGGCAGTCGGGTTGAATTTCGACCAATCATAATTCTGGGTCGTGGTCTCCATCACCGGCTGCGGATCGAACAGAGCATTGATCGCGGCCTGCCCCTGGGTCAGGTTTTGCTGCCGCAACGCATCTTTCGCGTCGGCTTCAGCCGCCTGTTGCTGTTCGAACTGAACCGCCTGGTTGTTGGTCGGCTGCGACCCAGACATCAAAGCCTCCGAGAAAGCGCGCCAGCCATGTCGGCAAAACCATTGCGTCGAAAGAGATCACAAAGGATTGCACCATTCATCGTCGGCGGTGGAATGGTGGCGAAGAAAGCGCAAGCGTCATCACCGCGCGCCAGGTCGATTGCAAAGTTCAACAGCAATTGCGCGACCTTGCCCTGCCGTCTCGACGGCGGAACATAGATCGCCCACAAGATCGCGATCGGCCGCGCGCTGAAGACGTGGACGAGCGTGTAGGAGATCAAGCCGACGATCTCACCTTCGATCTCAGCTAGAATGAACGGGTTGAAGCCAGATTTGATGTGCTTGCGCGTTTCCGCTTCCCCGCGATCAATATCGAAAGTGGAAAACTGGTCAAAACCGACTTCATGGAAAAAGTTAGCGCCATGCTGCTCCAGGAACGGGCGCACGTCGTCCAAGCCGCCGAGCCGAACAATCAGTTTTGAACTATCAATGTGTGAGGGTGCGTTCATGGCCCTTGGTCCGAGCGAAGAGGACAAAGTCCTCGCGCCCCTGGCCGAATTGGGCGGTCACGGCCTCTGGCTTGAACCCGACGAACTTGAGCCAGCGATGATCATTGCTGGCCAGCGGTCGGCACTCGATCCGGTGGAAACCGTTGTCGTCGAGCGAGGGCAGGATAAACCGCTTGACGAAGCGCGTCACCTCCCTGGCGACCTCGGGCCAATCGTCGGTGCCCCACAGCCAGCCCGACGCCAGGCCCGGCCAGACGGCTGAGAAACCCCCGACCACGGCCGGAAGCCCGTCAGCCGTGCGCGCCTCCCATTTCGCGCCAGGGATCGCCTCGATCAGCGTGCAGGTTCGCTCGATGTCGCCCTGGTCGATCGTCGCCTTGACCTCGGCCTTATCCGCAGCTCGCAAATGGCTCATCACATAACGCAAGCCTGGGTGGGTGAGGTTGATGATCATAGCTGTTCGCCGTCCTCGTACATCAGCATCACCTGGCCAATCTTCGCCTGGCTGGCGTCAGTAGTGCGGAAGCGCAACGAGATGTGGGTCGACTGTTCCGGCATGGTCATCTCGGGGTTAATGTACGTCGCGCCGGTGAAGGTCGCGACCGCCTCCTCGGTCGCCTGGTTATTCGGGTCGCAACCGACCGACAGCGTCCAGGTGCCCTGGCCGCCGACGTCAAAACCATGAAAGAGTTTGGTCCTCGACGGACTGTCGCAGGAAAGCGCAGGCGTGATCACTTCGGCTTCGGTCGCGTCGTAGGTCTGCAAGAGGTCGCCGCCGTACTGGTAGATGTTATTGTCGTTGCCGCGCAGCATGATGTAAGGCTCGGCGACGCAAGCGGCGGTGAACTGGAACGGCGCGTCGAACGACGCCCAGGCGGTGATCGCCGGTTCCTGGAACGTCGACAGCACCAGAATTTGGCTGGGGAACACGACAAACAGCCGCCCGGTGCGCGGCTGGATCAGCATGCGGGCGTCATAGAACCAGTTCGCGCCATTGGCGATCAGCAACTGGCGGATCAGCTCGTCGACCGGCGTGCCGACGTCGGTCGTGCCTGCCGTCAGACTGATGTTCTGCACCCTGAGCGAACGCACGCCATAGGGCGACAGGTACATCGTGTCATTGCCGAACTGGGTCGCGCAATTGTGCCCCAAAAGCCCGGTCGACCGCAAAAGCTGCACGAATTGGTTTTGGCTGGGATCGGGGTCGACCTTCCAGAATTGCGTGCTCAATCCCGAGAAGACCGCCAGTTGGTTGGTGTAGACTTCAAGCCCGACCAGGCTCGTTGAGTCCGCGTCCTGGGCGCTGAGATCGATATAGCCCGAGCCGTCGTTAGTCGTGCCGCTCGGCGGCGTCCAGCCCAACGGATTATTGATCGCCGAGAACCGCAACAAGCGTCCATCGACGCCGTATATTTTGCTGCCGTAGGTGCGGATCGACGAAGCGGTCGCCATGCCGTCAGTGACCAACGTTTGACTGTAATAATGCCAGTAACGCGATGCGCCCTGCAGCACGATATAAAACTCGCCGTTGAACAGATCCCAGTCCATCACGCGATAGATGGTCTCCTGGTAAGGCAGCGAGATAATCCCTGGAGCCGAGCCGGTCGGATCGACGATGCCCGATGCGCCATTCTGCACCACGTAAGTCAGGCCATTGCGCGACACGAGGCCCGTCGTCGCTGACGATGTCGGCTGCCACAGCTGGAAGATGCTGCGCTTCTCGATCTCGGCACCGGCGGTGATGAAGGCGTTGCGCAGGAGCCTGAGCGAACCGGCTGGTGCGGTGCAATAAGTCTTGCGGAGATCCATGCCCGCTTTGAAGTCTTGGATGGAATAGGCAGGCATCGATCAGGGGCCAGGAATGTAGTCGATCCAGGGGGTCGAGCTTTGCAAGTAGGTCGGCTGGTTCATCGTCCCTTGGCCGAGCGCATAGATGTCGCGCTTATTCGCCCCCATGCGGCCGATCAGGCGGCGGATGTAGGCTTGCGCCTTGTTGCCCTTGAGCGCCGCCGTCTCGCTCTTCTGCGCGCCGAGCAATTCGGCCGCAGCCGTCAAGACGATCGCCGTCGAGTCGATCATGCAGGGATCGGTGTCGACCAGGAGCGGATTGAGCGGAGCCTGGCCGAGCCAACGCAAATGCGTGCCTTGGTTGGGGATCGGCCACAACTGCGCCTGACCGGCATATTGCGTGAGCCCGCTGGTCGGGTCGACCGTCACCGTATTGCGCCATCTGACCGGCGGGTAACTGGTTAGGGTTTCGTTGATCCAATCCTCGAACCCGTAGCGCAGCCGCTTCCATGCCTGCATCGCGCTCGGATTGTAGTTGTACCAAAGCGACAGCACGTTCTCGAACGGCATCGTCGGGTCGTAGGTCAGAAATTGGGTGTTGGCGGCGACGTTGGGCAGATCGATGCGGTATTGCAGGTGCGGCCATTCGTACTGGTTCCACAGCTCACGCTGGGTCCGCGCCAGAATGGCGTTCTGCATGTCGACGCTACTGAGCCCGTGCGCGGGCAGGAGGCTCGAATAAATCTCGGCGCGCAGCTCGTAGCGCAGTTCGCTGAGCTGAACGCCAAGCGGCATGGGCCTAGACCTCTTCGCGTTGCTGCTTGCCGCGCCTCGACGGCATGGTCAGCGCGACTTCGTTCTCTTCCGCTTCGCCAGCCAGGCGCTCGCGCAGTTCGCGCGTCGGCGGTTCGACCTTCGCCGGGCGCATGCGGCCCGCCTCGACCTTGTCGCCGGGGAAGTCGAGTTCCATCATCGGCCGCGCGCCAGGGAACAGTTCGTTGATCGGTGTCGCGCCATAGATCCCGAGCAGTCGGCGTTTTTCGCTTTGCGCGCTCGAAACCTCCGAACGCACGAACTCGCAGTCGTAGACGGCGTCGTCTCCATGAATGTATTGCAGCACGGTCACTTCGGGCCACGACACCGGCCGATCGGGACCGCGATACATGACGTTGGCCACATCGCCGCTCAGGGCGATCTTCGCGGTGACATAGTCCATTAGACCTCCAGGTGTTGGGCGTCGTCGGAGCGACGCCCAACTTTAAGGTCAAGCGATGTCGATCACCAAGCTCGAATTGCGCTGGGTGGCGACCATCTGACCTGTACTTGTGATTGATTTATAAAGAACGAACTGATTGGCGGGCCTCGCGGGGGTGTGATCCTTGCGCCATTCCTCGGTCATCTTGGCCAGGAAAATCTTCTTCGGATCGAACCAGTAGCAACGCTTTTGCAGACCCAGGTCGTCGAGGCTCGGGTCGTACTGGAACGGCGTGCCCATGTAGTTCAGTTCACCCATGCTGATGTCGCGCGCGGGCGCAAAGCCGGTCATCGTGTAATTGCCGTTCGCCCGCACCTCGACCTCCATCGCACCGATGAAGTCCGAACCGCACAGAGCCATGGTGGGTTTCCCACCATACCGGATCAACTGCCGATATTCGGTCTGCAGCACGGTCAGGAGCGCGCCGCCATTGGCCGGGTCGGAGGTGATGGCGTCGCCGCCCCAAGCCCCGAGCGACGGCGTGCCGGTGACCTTGGCCCCGAACGCGGCGGTGTGCGCACGGTTGCGCCACCAGCTGTTGGCGGTCAGCGACTGGTCAAGGCCGCCGATCACGCCAACCGAAGGATCGACGCTGATCAGGTACTGCATGCCTGCGAGAGCCTTCGGGTCGGCGGTGCCGTCAGCCCACATCAGACCATTCATGCCGCGCGCATATTGCTCGCCAAGCTCGAACAGCTTGTCCTGAAATAGGTTGACCAGCACCGTCTCTTCGCGGTCAGTGTGCTCGACCGTCTCCCGACCATCGGTGTCGACGACGCTAATGCCGTCGATCTTCAGCTCGGTGTGGGTGAGCGTCAGGCCGATGTGGTGCTCGCGCCAGGGGTAATTGCCGCGAACGATGTTGGCGGGGGTGAAGAACCCGACCGTGTCGTTGTGCGTGTACCCCTTGACGACGTCGTTGCCCGAACCATCGCCAAATTGGCCGTGCAGCGCGACCGAGATGTTGCCCTTGCCGCCAGGGAAGGTCTTAGCGCCCGACCCCTCGTAATATTTCAGAAGCGGCTTGTCCTGCAGCGTCTGGAAGAACTCTTCCGGCCGCGCCCAATAATAGTCCAACGCCGCATTGGCGATGTTGGTGATTTCACCGGCTGTGAAGGCCATGAGGATCGCTCCGAGCGTAAGGTCATCGCGAACGCTCCAAAGCCAGATGCACCGCTTCCTTCAGCGATGACGGGGCTGGCAGAGCGCCGTTGACGCGGTTGATGCTGCTCGGAACCTGTCTCGTCGGTCGGGGTTGAGGGTTGAAACGCGAGGTGATCGCATTCGCTCGATCGTAAGCCAGTCGAGCGATGTCGACGGCTTCCTGGGGCGAACGCGGCGGCCCGCGCTCCTGAACTACGGCGTGGAGCAAGTCCCTGATCAGCGGCTCTTTGCGCGCGTAGTCTGGATCGGCCCTTTTGACCTCTTGTTCCCAGGTGGCGACGGTCTGCGCGACAGACGCTTGAAACTGTTGCCGCGCTTCCGCTTGATTGCGGGTGGTCACCTCGCCGTTGACGCGATTAAACCGAGTCTCGGCAAGCTGCCGGGCGGTTCGCTCTTGCGCTACGTACTTCGCCGCATCCTGGGTCATGTGACCTTGCCGAACCGCCTGAGCGAGATCGGGTGGCAACGTGATGCCCAGGCTCTCCTGCGCCAATTGCACATAGGGCATGACGCCCTGAAGGAAACTCTGAAAGTCTCCCCGTCGCATCGCGGCGGCCAAGTCCAACACCAAGCCGAAATCTTCCTTGGCAATGTCGGATTGCTTAAGGAAGTTCTGCAGCTGGGTGGTCGTGTCGGCCTGCGACCGGAGCGGCTGCATTTGCCGCTTCAGGTCTTCGTTTTCCGTGAGCAACTGTGCGACGCGCTTTCGAGTGCGCGGGTGGTAACCATCCATTTCCGCCTGGGTCAGCGGTCCTAAAGCCTCTCCTTGTCCTTGCGCGTTTGGAGCAGGCGACGCTCCGCGCCCTGTCTCGTTTCTCGCGCCGTCTTGGACTGGCTGACGCTCCTTCTGCGGAGCCGCTTTGCGGACGACGTCGAGAAGCGTCTCACGGGTTTCTGCCGTAGACGTTTCACCGGATGACGCGGGCGACGATCTCCCGCTTTCGTCGGCACCCGTCGCAGGGGCGACGGATGGAGGGGCTTCGCCAGACGCCGGTGCGCCTGTCGACGGGGCCTCAGTTTCAACAGTGGACGGGCTGTCGACCAAGATTACGTCCCAACAAGGTGTTGGGTTGTAATCCTAAAGCGGCAAACTTAGCAACACCGTTAACCGGCTAATCGGCACCCTCTTTCGCGTAGTGCGCCCAACGCTTCGATTGATCGCGCTCAAACATATCCGGTTGGCAACACGAAAAATCAGGGCAGCACTCGTCATCGACCCGATTGTGGTACGGGCGACCCTGCGCCCAAGCCAATGTTTGCGCGCGAACTCTCGCCCGGTACGCCTGTCGTTGTTGAGGCGTTAAAACACGCTGTCGCATTGGCAACTAATGCGTCGGCCCGCTCAGGCGGTGCATGCCTGGCGCTGGCGTGCCCTGGCCTGGGCCTGACGCCTGGCCGGGCGTCGGCGGCGGGAACGAACCGCCTGGCCTGGGGTTCTGTGGCGCGTTCTGGTCGCCTGCCGGTGCCTGCATCTGCGGCGAGGGGGGCGTCGCGCCCTTGGCTGGCGCGGCCATCTGACCGATGCCGGGCGGGCCTGCGCCCATGCCGCCGCCCTTCATCGCGGTGTTGAGGGCCACGATCGACGGCAGCATCGGCTTGAACGCCTGGCTCAGGTCGAGCTTGTCGTCGAGGCGGCTCAAGAGATCGCGCGCCAGGAACTCGGGATCGATGCCGGGGATCTGCATCACCAACGGGTAAATCTTCTGCGCGTTGGCGATCTCCTGCGCCTGGTTCGGGTTGCCCGACGAGCCCGCCTCGACCTCCAGCCAGACCTCCTCGCTGATCTGTTGGCGGGTCAGTTCCGGCCACACCGCGCCGACGCCGACCACCCGCTTAACCGTCGACTCGCTGACATTGGCGAGCAGGAGTTGACCCCCATAACGGGCTAGGTGGGTCAGAAGGTCGTCGAGGTCATCGACGTTCGAGTCCATGGTCGTGGTGCGCGACGCCTCGGCGATCTGCGACTGGGTCGCGGTGTCGCTATTGGTCGGCCCCATGTTCGCTTCCTGGAAGCCGACGACGCGCAACGTGTCTTCGAAGTACGGCTGGACGTCATAGAGGTTCGGGTTGATCTCGGGTCCGGTGTACGGCTGCAGGAGGTCGGTGACCTTCTGCCCTGGCTGCAGGCCATTGAGTTCGAGAATGGCGTTGTCGGGGTGGTTCTCGAGTTTCGCCATGTCGTCGGCGTCGAGCGCCCCGGCGCTGACCGCCGTCTTCGGCCGGGCGGCCTTGCGGTGCTCGCGCATGCCCTGCCGGGCGCGATTGTAGTCGAGCTGCATGTTGAGCATCAGCCGCACGTCGCTCGGCGGGTAGATGTCGTCTTCGTGGTCGATCTCGTTGAAGGTCAGGGTGAACCACGGCCAGAACCGTTCGAGCGGCGTGTCGGGCGCGCCGGGCTCCTGCAGAAAGTCCTTGTAACCATCGCAAACGACGTACACGAGCCCGTCCTTGCGGTTGTAGATTTCCCAAACGCAAGCGCATTGCTTGTCGTCGCCAGTGCCCTTGCCCTGCCGATCGGGGGTCATCGCCATCATGCCGTCCGCCCGCGTGGCGACGTTCTGACCGCTGTCGGGCCGCCGGTAGCTGATGTAGTTCTTGCCGATGTCCTTTTTGTAGATTTCTTTGATCTCGTTGACGCTCAGAATGTATTCCTCGGCGACCCAGTCGGAGCCGAGAAACCCGCGCAGGTGAATGCACTTGGTGTCGGGAATGATGGCGAAGCTCGACGGGTAGTCGAAGGTCAGCCCCTCGCGGGCGATGAACTGACGCTCGTTCTGCAGGTCTTGCACCAGGAGGGTGAGCTGCTCCGCTTCTGCGGATGTCGGGTCGTCCTCGCCATCGGCGATGTCGGCGGCGAGCCTCTCCAGGGTGCCCAGGCGCTCGGAGATGTCGCTGAGCTTGGCGACCACATCCGGCCGATCGGCCATGGCGCGCTCGAACCCGAGCTTGACATAAGAGACGCCGACCGTCAGCGCCCGGCGCACCGTCATCTTCATCAACTGCTTAAACGGGTGCAACTGTTGACTGATCTCGTAGGCGTAGAGCAGCTGCAGGGTGTGAGCGATCTTGTCCAGCATCTGCTCTTGCTGCTTGACCTGGGCGGCGTCGTTCATGATCGCCATGCCCTGTTGGATCGCAGGGGCGGCGGCTCCAAACGCTCCTAATGCTGCGCCTGCGGCCCCAGGAGGCGCGCCAGGCGCTCCAGGAGGCCCAGGAGGCCCAGGAGGCATTCCGGCCCCATTCGGGCCTGGCGGGGCTCCTGGAGCCCCTGGAGGCCCGCCTGAAGGCATTCCCGGCGGGGGGCCGCTCGGCGGCGCGCCCGGCATCGGCGGGCCGCCCGCCATGCCGACGCCCGGCCCGCCAGCGGCGAGCCCCTGCATCGCCTGGCTGGCCGCCTGCATCAGCGACTGCAGCTGCGTCTCGGTGCCGTCCCAGATCGTGTTGAGGATCATCTCGCGGCGCTTGGCGACCGCCTTCGGGTTGCGGGCGTAGAGGAACGCCACCCGCTGCGCGACCTCGCGCAGAGTGATGTTGGCCACATAACGCTTGTCCTTGATGTTCTTCGACCATTGCCGCCCGGCGCAAAAGTCCTGGTCCTCGCGCATGCGCTCGAACGCGGGCTTCCAGTGTTTCTTGGCGTGCTTGACTTCCT